GCCCGCGGAGCGCGACTTCGCGATCGAGCTCGGCTCCTCGACGCCGGCCGCGTTCGCGAAGTACCTCGCGACCCGCGTCGAGCTCGTCGCGATGTCGCCGAAGACGCCGCCGGCCGGGCTCGTCGCGACGACGACGCTCGATCCGCACGTCGCGAAGATCCTGCGACTGGTAGAAGTTTCCCCCGAAGCCTATGCGCGCGCCGCGGCGGCTCAAAACGCAAACAAGGACGATTAAAAATGGCAGCTCTGGCCTCGGCGCGCGCGACGCGCAAATACTCATGGGATACCGTTCCCTATCAGATCAATGTTAAAATGAAGGGCGCGACGACCATTTATCAGGGCGGACTCGTCGTCCTCGACGGCGGCTACGCGAAGCCGGGCGTCACGGCGGGGTCTCTCGTCGCCTTCGGCCGCGCGGAAGAGACGAAGACGAACGCAGGCGCCGACGGCGCCGATTCGATCCTCGTGACGTTCGGCGCGTTCAAATGGGCAAACAGTGGCGGCGGCGACGCCGTGACCGACGCGCACGTCGGCGCGCTTTGCTATGTCGTCGACGATCAGACGGTTATGATCACGTCAGCGGGCAAGAGCGCGGCCGGTCGCGTTCTCGCCGTCGAGAGCGACGGCGTCTTCGTCCTCACCTTCCCCGGCTTTAACTGAGGACTTAAAAAATGGACATTACCCCCGCAAATATCCGCGCTCTTTGGACGACCTTTTCGGCCGTTTTCCAAGAGGGTTACGCCGGCTCCCCAACGTTTTACGACAAGGTTGCGACCGTTGTCCCAAGCTCGAGCAAGTCGAACACCTACGGGTGGATGAGCCGTCTTCCGCAAATGCGCGAATGGCTCGGCGACCGCGTGATCCAAAACGTGGCGGCTTACGGCTATCAAATCCAGAACAAAACCTTTGAGCTTACCGTCGCGATCCCGCGCGAAGACATCGAAGACGACAACGTCGGCGTCTATCGCCCGATCGTTCAGGAAACCGGCCGCGCCGCCGGCAAGAAGCCGGACCTCCTTATCGCCGACTTGCTCCGCAACGGCCAGTCGACGACCGGCTTTGATGGTCGCAATTTCTTTGCGACTAATCACTACGTCGACCCGATCGCGTCGAGCGGCGCGCAACAAAACTACTGGAACACCGGCAAGGCTCTCACGGCCGCAAACTACGCCGACGTCCGCGCTTCGATGATGGGCTTCCTCGGCGAAGACGGTCTCCCGCTCGGCGTTATGCCGGGATTGCTGATCGTTCCGCCACAGCTCGAGCTTGCGGCGCGCCGCATCGTGCAAAGCGACGTGATTTTCGAGTCGACGGCTGCGACGAACGCCGCCGGAACGACCAACGTCCTCAAGGGAAGCGCCGAAGTCCTCGTCGTTCCCGAGCTCGTCGCCGACGCGACGACGTGGTATCTCCTCGACGTCAGCCGCGCGATCAAGCCGTTCGTTTTTCAGACGCGCCGCGCGATCAACTTCGTGCAAAAGACCTCGCCGAACGACGACGAGATGTTTTTCAACAATCAGATCGTCTACGGCGTTGACGGCCGCATGAACGCGGGCGTTTCGCTCTGGTGGCTTGCGGCGAAAGCCGTCGCCTGATCGATTGACCAATCGCGGCGGCACGTCTCACGGCGCGCCGCCGCTTTTTTGTTGTAAGGTGCAACAATGGCAGTCTACGCAACGCGCGCCGAGCTCTATCTTTTCGGAATCAAGGCGGCCGCGCTCGTCGGGATCTCGACGGGCGATCAGGATCTGATCCTCGAGGGCGCGTCGCGCGCTTGCGACAGCTACCTCGAGCCGCGCTACTCGCTCCCGCTCACCGTATGGGGAACCGACCTCAAACGAGCGACGAGCGCGATCGCCGCTTGGGACTTGCTCGCGGCCGCTCGAGGCTACAACCCCGAAAGCGAGAACGACCCGATCCGCAAACGTTACGACGACGCGATTAAGTGGCTCGTGCAAGTCCGCGACGGAAGCCTCGGGCTCGTCGGCGCCGTCGACGCAACCCCTTCCGTCGTCGAGCACGACCTCGCCGCGTACTCCGACGAGCCCGCGGGATGGTAGCGGCGAGGGGCGGCGACATCGCCAAGCTCGCGGCGGCGGCGAAGAGGCTTCGACGCGGCGCCGAATTCGAGGACGCTTTCGTACGCATCGCGGCCGAATCGATGCTCGCTGAAACCGTGCTCTGTTTTCGTTTGCAGCGCGATCCCTACGGCGCGCCGTGGAAGCCGCTCAAGCCGTCGACGATCGCCGCTCGACGCAGCGGCACGCGCAAGGGCGCGCGCAGCAAGGGCGCTCAAATTCTCATCGACACGGGCGCTCTTCGAAATTCGATGAATTCGCGGATCCTCGGTCCGCGTCGTTTTGCGATCGGCTCGCCGCTTCGATATGCGGCCGTCCACCAAGAGGGATCCGGCTCGATCCCGGCGCGTCCGTTTCTTCCGTCGAAGGGGTGGCCGCCGAAGTATTTTCGGCGCATGGTAGCAGCCGCGAAACAGGCTTTCGCGTTCGCCTTCGAGCTCTGATCCATGGCACTCTCGACAATTATCGCGGCGATCGCCGCCGAGCTCACGCCGACCGGCGCGCAAACCGTCGAAGGGCTTCGCTATGTCGACCAGCTCGACGCGCCGAAGCGTTACGTTTGGGAACGAACCGGGATCACGCAAGCCGACGACGGTAGCGGCTTTGAGTTTGCCAGCGGCGGAAACCCGAAGGCGATCGGCGAAGACCTCCACGAATTCGACGTTCACGCGTGGGCGCTCGATTACGACGCCGCGGAAGCGATGCGGCTCAACCTGATCACCTCGCTTCGCTCCGTCGTACGCCCGGCCGGCTTCGAGGTCGGGTCCTCGCGATGGATCGAACCGACTTGGATCGATCACGGCGCGTGCCTTGTCGTGAGCGTCACGATCCGCGCGCCGCAGCGGCTCCGCAACCTTACGACGGACGCCGACGCGACGGCTCAAGTCGTGGTACTGCTCACAGCAGAGATCGACCCTTTCGCCGTTTTCGGCGACGGCATTCTCGACGGCCTAGAAACCTAAGGACTCTTCCTCATGGCGATCCCAGAAGTTACCATCTCGATCCAAGATTTCGCGCTCGGGCTCACGCCGGCGGCCGAAGACCTCGTGCAAGCCGTCTTCGGCGTTTGCTCGAGCGGCACGGCGGCGACGCCGACGCTCATCACCAACGTTTCGACGCTGCGAACGACGTTCGGTTACGGCCCCGCGGTCGAAGCCGCGGCGCTCGCGCTCCAGATCGGCGGCGGCCCGATCGTGTTCTCGCGCGTGACCGGCTCCGTCGTGGGCGTGTGGAGCGCGGTCACGGCAAGCGGCGGCGGCCCGGCGGTCACGCTCACGGGAACCCCGTTTGATTCCTACGAGCTCCGCGTCGAGGTCACGACCGGCGGCGCCGTCGGAACCGCGATCGTCCGCGTCAGCCTCGACGGCGGAAGCGTCTATCAGAGCGGCATCGTCACCGCGGCGACCGTTGCGCTCACGGGCACGGGCACGACGCTTAATTTCGCGGCCGGAACCTACGTCGCCGCCGAAGTTTACAGCGCAACGGCACAGGAGCCTTACTTCGGCTCCGGCGACCTCAACACGGCGATTGACGCGCTCACGGCGTCGACGCTCACCGTCGGATCCATGCACATTGTCGGCGCCGCGCAAGGCGCGACCGCACAGAACAAGGCGGATGCGTCGAAGGTCATCGCGGCCGCGACCGGCGCGAAGCTCGCGGCGATGTCAACGAGCTCGTTTCGCTACACGTTTGCCGTCATCGATACGCCGAACGTCGCGATCGCAAACCTCACGGCGTCGACCGCTTACGGCCCGAGCTACGTCGATTCGCGTATCCTGGTCGCGTTCGGCACCCCTCGGATCACGAGCGCAACCGACGGGCGACTCGCTCTTCGTTCGGCCGCGTGGACCATCGCCGCGCGTTGCACCCGCGCGCCGGTCGGCGAAGACCTCGGGCGCGTCGCGTCCGGCCCGTGCGCCGAGGTTCAGCTTCTCTCGAGCGCCGACGATGCGCGCGTCGACCCCGCGGCCGATACGGCGCGATTTGCAACGCTCCGAACGCACATCGGGCTTTCCGGAACCTA